GTGATTGAGCCGGAAGGCATTCAGCCGGCCGATGCCGAGCAGTGCGCGCATGTCAGACCCGCCGCGACTGCGTCACCGTGCGCCCGATGATGTCCGACACCTGGCGCGCCAGATTCGACGCCGTGTCGACCAGATGGAACGTGTTATTGACCACGGTCGCGCCCGCGCCGTTTGGCAGAATCGAGCCGCTCGAGGACGGCACGAACAGTTCCGGCCCCTGCTCGCCGACCAGATACGACGTACCCGCGCTCACGGGGCCACCCGACGCGCGCGTCGGCGGGGCCGCATTCTTGCCGGGGATCCAGACGTAGGGATTCCCGTAGGAATCGTTCACGACCTCGCCGCCGGTCTGCGCCGCGAGGGCTTGCAGGTCGCCCGTACTCACCGCCGATTGCATCGTAAAGCGTTGGTTGGCCGCGTCAGCGGCGGCCTTCGCCTTCGCCGCCGTATCACCGATCGCCTGGCCGGTCTTCTGGACTGCGGCGGTCGCCTTGTCCGCGTTGGTCTGAAAGCCCGTCCCGAACTCATTCGCCGCCAGCTGCGCGGCGTCGGCGGCGTCGCGGTATTTCTGGATGGTCGCGTCGCTCCACTCGCCGACGTGCTTTAGCGCCTCCTGGTAGATCGCCTGCGCCTTGTCGGCGGTTTGCTGGAGCCCCCTCTGCGTCTCGGTCGTCATCGTGTTATTCAGCGCATTCCAATCGACTTGGATCGCGTTGAGCTTTTCGGAGACGACCGCCTGCAACGCCGTGTAGAACTCGCCCGTGTCCGTCTTCGCTTTCTGCGCCGCCAGGATCTGCGCCTGCTCCCATTTGTGGACGTCCGCGATTTGCTTGTCAGTCGTGGTCGCGCTCTCCGACGCGCGCATCGTGAAGTAGTCATTCCACAGCCCCATGACGGTCTTGATCGACTCACCCTGCAGCTTCAGGGCGTCGCCATCCGCTTTGATCGATTTCTCCAGCGCGGCGGCTTGTGCCGCCGTGAGGCCGTAATAGGTCGCGACCTCCTGGGCGCTCATCCCCGACGCGATCAGGTGCTTGGCCCACTCCACGACCCCGCCGTCCATATCCGCCAGCGTGCCGCGCCAGTCGGCGCCCACCGAATTCGCGTCCTCAACGGCTTTGTTGAACTGCTTCGTGGCTTCGATGCCGGCGTCGTAGTTCTTCTTCCAGATGTCGAACTGCGCGGCACTGATGCCGAGGGCCGCCGCGTTCTGCGCCGTGGCCTGGTTGATGGCCGCCAGCTGGGTCAGATAGTCGGCCTGCGTCGCGGTCAGGGCTTTGGTCGCGTCCTTTTTCACGCTTGCCATGAACGCGGCCGCCTGTTCATCCGCAGTCATCGCGGTTTTGTGGTCATCATGCGCGGACGCGTTCGCCTGGAGCCCCTTCGTGTTCGCGGCGGTTTGTTGGTTCAGGTGATCCAGCAGGTCCGCGAGATGCGACGTGGACGCGCCGGTCACCGTATTGGAGGCCACGAAATCCTTGAACATCGCGACGAAGACCTGCCACCGGGTGGCGCCCTTGTTCGTGGCGTCGAAGAGCGTATTGAACCCATCGACGACGCCGGCGAGCGTGTTCGCGCCGAAATTCTGCAGGTTCTGCTTCGTGCGATTGAGCGCGGTGTCGAAGTCAGCGAGGGCTTTGTTGTTCTCGGTCGACACCACGGTGTTCAACTCGCGCCAGTGCTTCATGACCTCATCGATGTTCGTGGAGGCCCCGGCCATCGCGCGCCCGAGGCGTGAGCCGAACAGATCCGCGGAGGCCGTATCCCGCAGCGACCCCTGCAGGGTGCTCAGCCCGTGCTCGATCGTGAGAAACAGCTGTTCACCGTCCAGCCCTTTGATGTCCTCCAGCGACATCCCCATCAGATGCAGCCCCGTGGCGACTGAGGTGTCGTCACCCGCCGCTTTCCGACTCAAGTTGTACAGCCCCTTCGCCAGGGTGTCAGCGTCGACGCCGCTCTCCTTCATGACGCCGGACAGTTCTTGCAGGTCATCGACGTTGATCTGCGTCTGCGCTGAGAGGATTTCCAGCGACTTCGCTTGCGCGGCCGTTTGCTCCACCCAATCGACCGCCATGCGGAGGCCTTCGAGCCCGACGTAGCCCTGCACCACATCGGTGATGGAGCTGACCCACCCGTCATTGGCGGTCTTGATGTCCTTCGTTTTGTCGGCGACCGCCTGGAGCTTGTCCGGCACGTCGATGCCGAGCGCCTGCAGTTTGGCGACCGCCTCATTGACCGTCGGCGCGATCTTCGCGAGTTCTGCGTCCGTCAGCGTCGCCGCGCCGCCCACGCGGTCGATGGCTTCCGCCATCAATTCCGCCTGCTGCACCACTTTCGTGCCGGTGAACTGGTCAGTCAGCCGCCCGAGCTGCGACGCGATCTTGTCACTGTCAGTGGCAAAGGACTTCAGCTGCGCGTCAGCCTGCGACACCGCGTCCAGGTACTTCGTGAAGTTGGCTTCAAATTCCTGAGTGATGACCGCCATTCAACAGCTCGAGCAAGATGCGGTAATCGTCTAGGTCAAGCTCGCGGATCCAGTCGACGCGCCACCCGCAGCGGAGGGCGAGCTGGAGGTCGGAGCGGCGTTCATCGTCGCCACCAGTTTTTTTTCCTCCAGCCGCGCCATGACCTGGCGCATCTCATGCCCGTTCACCGCGGTGAGCACTTCCAGAAACTCTGTCGGGTCAAGGTTGTCCAGCACGGCGAAGCGTTGTGAGAGGTCAAGGTCACGGATCGGCGGCGCGTCGACCAGCTGCCAGTCCACGAGGTACGCGGCCACCTTCGCCATCGGTTGGCGGGTCGGGTCCAAGATGAGCGTCGGCGGGCCGCCGTTTTCATGCACCTCGTAACAGAGGCGCGAGCTCGCGCGGAACTCACCCATGTTGAGGCGGCGGCGCACCAGCAACGTGTCGCCGTTGTCAAGCGTCAGCGTCTCCGTCTGCGGCCCGACGAACCGCGACAGCCGCGGAATCACGCCTTCCAGCATCTGGTCCTCAGTGTTCTGGCGGGCCGAGCGTCGCCGAGACGTGCGAGGCATCGACCAGCGTGATGGTCAGCACCGGCCAACAGAAGTAGCCGCCCTGCCGCGGTGCGGTGAACTTCAGCTCAGAACCGCCGCGGGTGAGCTTGAACGCGTCCACGCGGGACACGACCGCGGACAGTGCCCACGCGCCGACGCGGCCGGCTTTGGTCACCGTCCATGAGCGGCAGACGGCGGCGGTGTGGTAGCCCCACACCACCGTCGCCTCGCCGCCCGTGAGCGTGACCTGATCGAACATCCGTTTACGCCGGCCCCGTCGCCCAGGCCGTGCCGGTCCAGTGCGCTTTCGTCCCGTCCGCGAGGATGATGAATTGCCCCGTGGTCCACGCCGTCGCCGGGTTCGCCGTCACCCCGGTAAGGGCGGCGAAGTTCCGCGGCGGGGTCGCGCCCGCCGGTGTGAAGCTGCCGTCACCTGTGCCCGGTGCCGCGCCGGTCGCGAGCACCTGACCGGGCACCGTCCACGGTCCCGCGGCCTGGAACGTGCCGGTCACCTTCGGCGCCTGGAGGGAGCAGTCGATGGACGCGTCCATGTACGCGAGCCCTTGCCACGCGAACGCCGACTCCGTGGAGTTCGGCATCAGCTGCAGCGTGCCCGGCGTCGGCTGCATCGCCGCGGCAAACAGCGTGAGATCCGCGCTGTTCCAGAACCCGCCGAAGCTCCCCTTGATGTCCATTAAGTCGGGGATGTAGACGCGGTTGGTGTCCCCGAAGCAGCTCACGTCCTCGTAGTTGTTCTTGAAGTCGCCCTTCCACGTGTTGATCGAGAGAATCTGCACGAGCGCAGTGCCGCCCGCGGGATCCCAGGACACCTTGCCGTAGCGGCCGGTCTTAATCGACATCACGCTCCTCCATTCACGAGACGACATCCGGCCAGGCGGCCGTCACACGGTAAAAGGCCCCGAAGTGGTGCCAGTGCAATTCCTTGTTCACCTCATCGACCACCGAGGTCGCGAGCGGCTTCTCACGCGCGCAATCGATGGAGGCGTAGTCAACCGGCGTTGCCAGCGGCGCCGCGGTGTCATCGAGCAGCGCGTCGATGCGCGCCGCGGCGTCGCGCATCGTGGCGAGTGACACATCACGCGAGAGCCCGATGGCTTGCACCGCGTACACCAGCGATTCGAGCCCGCGGTGCTCGAACACCCCGTCATCAGTCCCGTCCTGCAACGTGATGAGCACGAACTGCGTGAGGTTTTTGGCCGCGAGGCCGAACCACACGCCGCCGGGCATCAACGCCGCGAGTTCCGCATCCGCCTGCAGGACCTCGAGCAGCGCGCGATCAATCGCGCCCGTCTCCGGTCTAGCCACCCGGCACCGTCCGTTCCAGCATGTCGATGATTTCCGCCCGCGCGGCCTTCCACTCGCGGATGGCAATCGGCACGAACACCTGGCCCCCGGGCTTCGGCCCCGTGGTCGTGGCGCCGCCGGCCTCGAAAATCAGGGCGTACACGACATCATTCGCGAGCGTCCAGCGCGGGTGCAGCGACGCCGAGTTGTCGGTGAGCGTCAGCCCCGCTTGCAGACGGCCGGTTACGACCGGATATTTGTCGTGAATCTCCTGAAACGCCGTCTGCGCGTGCGGCTCAAGGATGGCGCCCGCCTTGTCGGCAACCTCCTGCGGAAAGCCGAGCAGCGCCTGCCGATAGAGGTCCATCCCCACCCAACTCACGCGATCACCTCCGCGGCGAGCACCTGGGTCGTGATGTCGCGTTCATCCACATTCGACACCGCCAGGGCGCTGAACGTGCGCCCGTGGTAGGTGATGCGCGTCTGCGTGGTGATGCCCGCGTGATAGCGGCCCATGAGGAGATGCGTCGCTTGCGCAATCACCGACCCGGCGCCGGCCCATTCAAAGGAGCGCACGCGCGTCGTCGGCGGCATGATCGCGCACCACCAGGTCGGCGGCGCGAGCGGCTCCCACGTCGGCATCCACCCGCCATCAGGATCAGACACGGGCTTCCCCGGCTCATCGAGCGTCACCTTGTGCCGACGGGAGGCAATCGTGTCCTGCGCACTCGTTGGCATTTAGGCCAGGACCTCCAGCCGGAACGGCGCAATCGCCTCCGGATAGCCCATCGGCACCTCGGCGACGGCGACCGCGGGACCGGCCAGCGCGATATCACGGCCGTTTGTCAGGTAATGCGCCGCCAGGAGCAACACCGCCTGTTTCAGTAATCCCGGCAACGGCCGCACGCTGCCGGCCATCCCCGGCGGCGGGTCGAGGATCAACGTCGGCAGTGTGACCAGCACCGCCTGTTGATCCACGAGCGCCGCGCCACCCGCGGCGCTGAACGCCACGGGAAGGTCCACATACCCGTCCGCGGCGATCGGCGTGCCGGTGACGCGGAAGGTAAGACCCTGCGACGCGTTCACCGCGTCCGCCATCTGCACCGTGTCACCGGCCGCCAGCTGCAGCACGGCCGGCGAGACCGGGCTGCTGTCCGTGGCCGCGTTCGCGACCCACAGATGTGTGATTGCGGTCGGGTCCGCAGCGTTGCCGCGCACCTCACCGGCGAGCGGCGGCGGCGTGAGCGCGGTCGCGAACACCATTGGCGCGCTCGGGGCGCTCGACGCGCGGGCGGCCGGCGGCGGATCGCCCGGCCCGTAGCCGACGGTCTGCTGCACCCGCCACGTTTGCGCCGCTTGCGGCGGGGTCCCGAGGAAGCCGATTTGCGCCGGCAGCCGGGCCCCGTTCACCCCGTAGCTGGACGGGTCCACCAGGTGCCCGATGTTCGCCTGATCGCGCCATTCCACGACCGTGATGGCTTGCAGCGGCGGCCACGGTAGATCAAGCCACGGCCGGTCGAACCACGGCGCGTACCACGGCGGCGCCGCCAGATAGCAGTCGAGCGTCACCGGCACCAGCGCGAGGCCGGTGTCCTGCTCCACTTGCCAGCGTGCCGCCGTGATGCACTGCGCCATGACGGTCGGCTCTTCATCGCCCGTGATGATGCGGGCGAAGTCCAGCAGCTCCTGGCTCGTGACCGGCTCCGTGGTCGCGGGCGTTGTGATTGACACCGCCCAGTGCGGCGGGCGCACGCGGCCGAGCGGCCACTCGCCGAGGCCGCAGCCGTACGCGCCGGAGCTCCCCGCCCACCCGCTGATCATCGTTTCCGCCGATAGGTGCTGGTCATCACCGGCCGTTCCTCACGATCCGGCTCTGCCGCCGCGACAGGCGCGGGCGCAGACGGTGCCATCGGGATCACCCCTTCCACGCGGGCGGCCGCCGCGGGCGCCTGCGCTCGCAGCCCGAGCGGCACGTAGACCGCCCCGATCACCGGACCCGTCGGTGCCGTGCACGCGGTGTGCGGCACCCCGCACACCGGGCACGGACCAGGGTCCCCAACAAACAGACAACTTGCCATCACGCCTCTTTACGTCAGGCCGGTGACCGTCCCGAACGCCGCCGGCCGATACACCGCGAGCGCCATGCGCTCTTCGGCGCGGATCGCCACCAGGTTCTTGATGAAAAAGTCCTGATGGCTGTTGGACGCCTCGACGCGCATCCCGCCGTGCACGAACAGCTGCGCCGCGCTCTTGAAGCAGCCGACCAGCCCGGTGCCCGCGGCCATCGTCGGCGTGACCGCGACCGGCAAGCCCCACAACGTCGGCGTCTGAATCGGCGCGAACGGCCCCGCGACCAAATATGCGCCCTGCGTGGTCTTCAACAGGATGGTGCTGGTCCAGTTCTTCGGGTTCAGCACAAAGCCGTCCGGCATCAGGAAGATCGTCGAGTAGATCGTCATCGCCTGTTCGAGCAACACGTCCGCGTTGTTCGCGGGCGCCACCAGCGCGATGGGCGGAGCGAGGCCGGTGCGGTGCAGGATGCCGAGAATGTTCGGCGCCACGCCGTCGCCGTTCAGGATCTGATCGTCTTCCGCCAGGTCGACGCCGAGCCGCAGGCGCGCATCGATGTAGCTCGAGATCTGCGCCACGTCCTCCAGCATTTCCTCGGTGACCGGCAGCCAATGCGCGACCTTCCGCACCGGCTCCGTCACCGCTTGGAAGGCCAGCGCAGATTCCGGTTTGGCCGCGCTCTCCGCGACCGCCGTCGCGGCGTTCGTGAACAACGTCTCCACCATGTAGGTGACCGCGTTGCTGTTCGTCGTGCCTTGCGCCAACAGGTCCGTCACCTTGAGCGGGCGCTGCGGCAGCGGCAGGATCCCGGGCAGGTACTGCGGAATCACCAGCGATCCGCCCGACCCCGGTGTCGAGTCGAGGGTGGTCGCGCGCAGCTCCACGCTCGGGGACCGCCAGGCGGAACTCGTGCGGTGCCCGCGCTGCCGGAAGAATTCGTACTCCTCGGACTGCACGAACTGCTGGCCGAGCGAGAGCGGCATCCGCGGCAGGATGATGGCCTGCGCGCCGGCCGCGGCGCGAGCGGCCTGGCCGTTGCTCAGCGCGGTCAGCTGGTCGGCAACGGCTTGATCCCCCTTCAGCCCTTCAAGCCGTGCGCGGATCGCGTTGCACTCAGCGAGGTTCGCGTTCAGCGGCGCGCGCTCTTCCTCCGTCATCTCGCGGTTTTCCGCTTCAGCCTTTTCGCTCGTGGTGCGATAGAGCGTCAGGCCGGCGGCGGCTTTCGTCTGGAGGTCTTTCTCCAGGGTTGCGATGCGTGTGGCAATAGCCATACTCGTCTGCTCCTTCAGGAAGCGTGGCGGTAGACCGTCAGCTCCAGATAGGCGCGCTCGGTGTCATGGCGCCAGCGTCGGCTCGCCGCGCGATCCTGGCCGGTGGCCTCACAAGGCTCCTGCGGCGTGTCGCGTGGCGCGGGCTGGCTCTCCGCACGCGCCGTGTCGTCCATCGGAATCAGGATCGGCGCCGCGGCTTCAGTGGGCCGCAGCCGATCGAGCGTCTCTTCCAGCGTCGCAACGCGATCGATGAGGCCGACGGCCAGCGCCGCGGCGGCGTCGAGCGTGCGGCCCCCGCCCCACTTATCGCCGCGCACTTTGTCAGAGGGCACGCCGCGGCCCTTCGCCACGTCACTGACAAACCGGTCCCCGTGCAAGTTCACGCGCGACTGGATGTAGGCCCGGAACTCCTCGGTGAGCGGGCCATCGTCGGCGCCCTCGCCCTTGAACTTGCCGGACTTGATGACTTCCCGCTTAATGCCGCGCTGCGCCAGGGCTTCGCTCAGATCCTCGTACATCGCGATCACGCCGATGCCGCCGATCTCCGCGCTCGGCGACGCCACGACTTCCGTCGCGGCCGCGCTGACCCAGTACGCCGCGGAGGCCATCAGGTGATTCGCGACGGCGATGACGGGCTTTTGCGTGCGCGCCTGCAGGACCTGGCGCGCACGCA